GCGACCACTACATAGTCCCACTTCTCAATGCGTTGCCAATCCATATTAAATTATTTCCAAACCTTTCCATCAAATACAAATGACCCGTCCATATTTACTGGAACGAGATGTGGTATAACTTTATTTCCATCTACATACAAGACACCAAAGCCCTTGTGCCATGTGAATAGCCCACCCTTTACATACTTAGCGAACTTAAAGTCCATTAAGCAGCCGACTTCCATACCCCATAAAGTCTTTGGATGACCACCGAAGTATGACTGTGTATAATGTGTGAGACCCATGCGGTGCGTATGACCACAGACTACTGACATACCAGCACGCTTGGCTAATCCAAGAGCGGTAGCACCAGCAGTAGGCTGGACATTTCCCTCATCACCATGTAGCAACAACCAATTAGGTGCTAGTTCGTATGGTTTTTCATGATAGGTAATACCTAAGTCATCAAGTTTCAAGAAGTTCTTTAACTCTAATTCAGGTAGTCCTGCTAGTCCAGGTGCTCGCATCTTAATTGTATTAAACAATCTATCTGTATGATTGCTTCGTATCATATGTCTAATCTTTAACGATTCAAGCACGCGATGAGTTTCATCTCTATCTTTGGCGATAGACTTTTCATGCTCCAAGTCAGTATTTTTCGCCCACTTTGAGATGGTCTGCATATCCATTTCATCTCCGACTGACACTACTTCATCAGGTTTGTAAGACTTAATGAAACGGGAAAGGACAGAGACTGCCTTCCTATCATGGTAAGGCACTTGCAAATCTGAGACGCAGACTATAACTTTCATTTACTTATCCCATTTATCTCTCAGAACTAGCAGTCCAATGATTGCATAGTTAGCCATATCCTTGAAGGAATCTTCAAGTGATTCGTGCTCTGGATTTTTATTGTTATCAACTAAGTTATTTATCCGTGCTAGTTTGTCATGCATTCTAACACGAAGACCATTGATTGCACCGCCAGGTGCGTCAGCAATATTGCGTGGACCATAGTCCCTATGCTTTGATAGCAATAGTTTTTCTAGTTCTCTGAATGCTTTATCTACATCTCTTTCAAAAGCGGAACTGATATCTTCACTTCTAGTTCCGATTGGTTTAGAGTTATGTCCGTTATCTTGAACCCTTGGTTTATTAAGTGTTGTATGATTTGCCATTCGTCACTCCCCTCTTTCAAGTAGTTTTTTAAGTTCTTCATCTAAGTCCGTCATCTGTGTGTCAACTATCATATCTTCGATTATACCTGCCACTACATTAGGTTGTGTCTCTGCCGTAAACAATGTCATATAGGTAGACTCTGCTATTCCCTTAATGTTCTCAGGGCTATCAGCGTATCTGTATATACATCTAAGCAAAGAACCAATCATTAGTCTATACCCATTTGGTAGCACCAATGCTGGGTCAAACTCTTCGTCATCTTCTAACAGATGGTCGGTTGCATCAAAAGCATTTTCAAAGTGTTCACCACATTCGGGACATGGTGGAATCTTTTTCCTAGTCATTCACTCCCACCTTCTGAAGGAAATATTGTGAACCTTCTTGTACGAACATAGAGTTCACATCTTGCCCATCAGGTAGTTGTATAATAGTAATTGGTAACTCTCTTGCTAATGATGTAGCGAATTCTTTTCCTGGTTGGTCTCCATCAGCAAAGACAAACACTCTCTCAAAGTCAGCAAGCAATCTAGTATAATGCTTCTTCCAACTGTTAGCACCAGGCACACCAACACATGGTATACCCACTAGTGATGACATAGTAATTGTATCTATCTCACCCTCACATATACCAATGTAATCTCCTGCTTTTTCTATATCTAAAACATTATACATCTTAGTATCTGAGCCAGTCATTCCCATGTACTTAGGTTCAACAGCAGGATTAAGAGAGCGAAAACGCAAATCGACAACGCCACTCTTGGTAATATACGGTATGGATAGTCGTCCTGTGAATGCTTCATGTCCAACCTCAGGCTCCGCGACCACGCCTAATCGTGCCAACCGTGCTGCTTCCATTGTTATACCGCGACTTTTTAGGTAGGCTTCTGCCTGATAAATGTTTGCCGCGTACTTCTGAGTTGCTTGTCCCAGCAATTCTTTCTGCGATTCCTTTTGCTTCACGGATGTCTACCCTTTCTTGTTGCGCAACGATTTGTAACGAATTGCCCTGGACTCCACAAGCAAAGCAGATGAAAATATTCTCATCAAGATTCGCACTCCCACTTTGGTGCGTGTCACCATGAAAAGGACACTTGAGATTGACCTGCCCATGACCTTGACGTACACTCGCTCCATAGTGGATAAGTATTTCTCTAATGCTCGGTAAGTCATTCACAGTTCCTCTCAATCCATTGCTCCAAATTCTCTACTACCCAGGCTTTATCTATACCAGCCATGCGTCTTTTAATTATAACATACCTAGGTGGGATTTCATCTAAGCCTCTAGCCTTAGCATAGTTCTCTGCTTCGACTGTGGCTTCTGCCCAGAACTTAGGTAAGTCAATCTTCTTTGTTGCTTTTAATTCAAAGATATAAGTTTGTCCAGCAACCATAGCAACTATGTCGCCTTCATCTTTAGCACCTGCTTTAGTTAAGCGTTCAGCAAATACTTTCTTAGACCTTAACCATTTCATTACTGAAGTTTCAAAGGTCGCACCCTTGCGTTTACCATAACTACTCACGCCACGCCACCTTAGGATACTTAGCAAAGTTAATGAAGAAGAATAAGAAGTCGAGTCTAGTAACCCAAGCAGTAACTGTTGCCACTTCTTCTTCGGCCCATTCTATAATAGGATATCTTTCAAACCCTATACCAAAACAATACCTAGTGTTTAACGAAACAGTTACTGTATATCTTCCAATATCTTTTTGCATTAGTGATTCTCTGGGATATCGTCAACGAACATATACTCAGGGTTAAAGGCAATCCATGTCATGAGGCCTCCTCCTGCGTCTGCTTTTCCGTATCTGTTTTTAACTGGCGCGACACCCATTGAGGTCCCAACAACTCCGAGAGTGCAGATGAGAGCAGGTAGTTGTGCAACCTTGCCCTGAATAGCACTTCGCGGTTGACACGGAGAACCTGTAACTGCTTCACTAGTATGATGAAGCACAACAACAGCAGCATTAGTTGCACGAGCAAGATACTTTAACTCCTTCATGATGGCTCGCATAGAAGCGAACTCTTCACCACCATCGGTGGCTACGTCCATTAAATTATCTACTACAATTAGAACTGGTGGGCAACCCCATAGTTCCTCAAATGCCTGCACTTCTTCATCAATATCTTGAAGTGTTGGTGCAGATTCAAATGACCAAACAATATGATTACTCTTTGAAAGAGTAGCCTTAGTCCAACCTACATCAGATGATAACATTCCTTCTACATCTGACTGACTCTTACCCGAAATCATAGATGCTAATCGCATAGCCATCGTATGAGCGTTGGTATCTGCCGATATATACAACGTCGGCACTTTCATTTTAAGTGCTAATGCTAATGCTAAAGTTGATTTACCCACACCTGGCGCTGCTGCGAACATCGAAACTTCGGAACGACGGACAATGATTTTATTGGAATCGAACGCCTTAAAGCAGGAAGGTAAAGGTTCCCCTCCGATACTGGCACGACCAACTGAGCGGACAAGTGTACGCATCCTGGTTCCTTTCTATCTTGAAAGAAGAGTCGCAACCAAAATGCAACTGGTGTAATTCGGCTACGACTCTTCCTCATTATTTAATTGTTAGTTTACTGGTTTGCATTGGTCAGGTGTGCCTTGTGGTGAAGGACACGCCCAGAATGCATAAGGCTTTCCGCTTGCTTTGCTAATTCCTTCTCGCCAAATACGAGCACCATGCTTACATACTGGTGACGCTGTACCTGATGCTGGCAACACCTGGGTTGGAGGCGAGGAGGCTAAGGGCTTTGTGCCGATAGTGGAACTCGTGGTCGATAAAGGGGCTAGTGTGTAAGCACCTACTACCTTCTGTTGCACAGAGGAGATTTGTGTAGAGTAATCGCCAATGCCTTCTAACAGCACAGACAATTCATCTGCCGTGTTTGCACGGATGTTTATCATATCACCTGTTGGTGTCTTGTAGGAAACTTGTAGTTTCCAGTCTTCATTTGCCATGTTTCTCATTTCTTAGAAGAGAACTGACAATACTCTGTCAGTCCACATCTATTGCAGTTGTTTGTATTTGGTATAAAAATTCCAGCCTTACGTGCTTTGTCAAATCCACTAACAAGATACTCTAACTTCTCATCTGTGTATCCAGTTAAATCTATGAGTGGAGTAGTTCCTTCTTGTCTTGCCATCCAGTAGGCTCCGTACTTAACATCTACCCCTAGAACTTGTTTAAGTCCTAGGCGGTAGAAGCCAAGTTGTAGCGTGCTGAAAGGGGTTTGCTGAGAAGTCTTTAGGTCAACCACGACTAATTCACCATCAACTTCAAAGACTCTATCGATAACCATCTTAACAGGTATATCGGCAAAGGTAGGTGTCAAACCCAATTCAACGGCAGGTGCGCCTTCTGGTGTGTGCCAGATTTTCCAGTTGTGATTAGCAATACGCCAATCGATATATGATTGAACCCATTCAGGTCCAGTCTTTTGCCAAAAATCTACGTTCTCTTTATTAGGGAATGCTTTGGTAGCACGACCACCAACCCTAGCGAAGGTTAAATCTTTACCATCTGATTCCTTTGCCCATGCTTTATCCCAGTAGTTCTGTGCTAGTAACATTATAGGTTCTCCAAATCCCAAGCCTCAGTTGCTGAGTGAAAGGCGGAGCCACCCACAGACCACACCGAAGGTTCTTCGGGTAGTTGAAGTAATCGACCTAGGTAATACTGATACCCACAGTCAATGAATGTTGTAAACGCTGAGTATGATATATGCTCAGGTAATGTGTATCCTTGCAGTTCAATTGCCATAGGTATATTATATATCAATCAGGTAAATCTGTCAACTATAAAATATACTTGACATCTATCTTTGTTAGGTGTATAATTAAATACATAAGATAATATATATAAGACCCCTCTGGGGTCTATTATAATATATATATAATATATACAATAGGATATAATGAGTAAACTATCTGACTTTGATTTAGACTTATCGGTAGGACAGGCTGGCGAAAGACTGGTCGAAGGGTTACTGACTGGTAACAAAACAATAGAAGTCAAGACTGATTTAAAGTGGAAGAACACAAACAACATCTATATAGAAACCGAGTGTTGGTCTCACAATAACCAGTCTTGGTATGCCTCAGGTCTATCTGCAACGAAGGCTGAATACTGGGCATTTGTATTAGAGGGTGTGGTACTTATTGTACCTACCTCAGTATTGCGCAGAGCGGTTGAGTTGTACGGGGAAGAGATAACCTGTGACATAGAACCAAACCCAAGCAAAGGGTATCTTGTACAACCAGGATATGTGCTCTGGGTCACAAAAGAGTTGGCTAAGTAGCGAGGGGAAGGCTACCTAGAAAACACAAAAGACCCCCCTTCCAAAGGTGATTACCTAAGGTCGGGGGGTTTCGTGTCTCTAAAGGCCGTTTAAAGCCGTTTAAAAGGTATTACTTGGAGCCTACTCCAAAATCTTTTTCAGCCTTATCCGCCCATTTAACCAATGGACCGAACACAGCGCCGATTGCAATGGCGTACTGTGGTGCTAGGTCGGCTGCTAATGCCAATCCTAAAGTGATTGCTGAAGCAAGGACTGCTCGCAGGTAAGACTTAAATGCTGCCTTTTGCTTTGCTGATAACTTGAACTTCTTCATTTGCTCTCTTTCTTTTTTGGGAGTGGCTTTAGTTTTAAGGCCATAGCCCTGGCCTGGTCTACCGTATTGTATACGGGTATATCCATCCAAGAGAACCAAGGAGATGTATCCTTAGCATGCTTCTCTTCAACGGAAATATGTATATGTTTTGTATGTGGGTTGGAACCAGTATAGTTTCTGTTACCCTCACCACTTCTATCTCTAGACCAAATCTTTTTATTGAATATTAAATATTTAACACGCTTGTCTGCTTTTATATTTTCAAATATCTCTTCGCAGTCTATACCATTTTTTGGGTCATGGGTGAGGTCTACTGCTAGCCCAGTATTGTGGTCCGAAGTTGGACTCGCCTTCAGATGAGCAGCAGATGGTAGAAGACCATCGCTTGCTTTCTTGCGCTTCGGTCTTAATGCCGTCGCTTGGCGCAGCACAGCAATTGCAGCAGGTGTGGCTTTCTTGGCAACAGTTGTCATTTACTTTTTCCTTATCCATACTTGCCATCCCTTACGTAGGATTTCGATTTCATCTTTGTGTTTGTTTAGCCAAGCATCTATTGCTGGCTTAGGGTTCTTATCTGTACCGTCTGGGTGGTCCCACTCATAGTCATCAAACGCCATGATACCCTTTGGCTTTAACAAATCCCAGGATAAATCAGCATCTAATGTTACCGATTCAGGTAGGTGGTCACCATCAATATAGATAAAATCATACTTGAGTTCTCTGTGGTTTTTTAACCAGTCACCACTAAATGCTTTATGTGCTTGAACTTTCTTGCCATAAGAAGCAGTCTGTTCCTTGTAGGCTTCCTGTATATCATCCCAGTCATAGATTGATTCATGCTGTAGGTTACCACACCAAGGGTCTATGTCTACCAGTAATGATGATGGGTCAGTAAGTATATTCTCTAGTAGCCAAGCAGATGCGTTGCCAGTAAAGACACCTATCTGTAGGAACTTAAGATTCTTCTTACCTTTAAACTCTGCTAGTCCTGATTCAAAGTCAGCAACTGTAGCATTATCGTAGAACCATTTAGGAAATTTGTCCGCTTTTGTCCCCATTGTCCCTATCTTCCTATTAGTTGTTTAACTAGGTCGGTTAGTAACTCAACCTTCTCGTCCAATTGATTGACCTTATCCCTTAAACTGGACCCTCCATTGGGTTTAAGTTCATTAAGATAATGTTTAACCATCCATCTAATAGATGTTGCTAGTGCTCCTATTAAAGTGGTTACGGCTACGGCTAGTCCAGCCCAATCAGTTGGTGTCATCATGATTCCCTATACGGTTCTAATGGTTACCTCAAGGATACCACCGAAGCCACTGAAGCCTCTGTCTGGTGGAGTTCCACGAGTAAACGATACTTGTTCAATTACAATCTGGCGAGATTCACCAGTTGTGAAGTCTTGTAGTGTAACTACATCTCCACTCTTTTCTATATTCTCAAGTGCTTGAATTCTAGCAAATGCTCTTCCTTCATATCCGACTTGAACATTGTATCTATCTGTTTCGACATCAAAGCAATACAGTGGGAACTGCATGATTTGCTGACGAGGCGTAGCGATAGTAGCCTTTGCTTGGTATCCCTTAAATGTAGGACCCAAAGATGTGGTTGTAGCATCTCGTCCAAAGATAAACTTATATGCTACATATTCTTGCGCTGTCTCAGGTTGAGATGTTGTTACCTCAACTGCTGGGACGGTAGGACTATAGGTAATAATTTCATACTCAGTATTGTTTCTATCTATAATATCCAAAGCAAGACTGCCATAGGAGAAGTCACCACGACCAAGGAGGCGTTTAAAGTTCTTTGGCTCTAGTGTGCCGTACCGAATAAACCCTGTGGTTAGATATCCAGTAGGACGTAAGGTAGATTCTGCTTCAATATTAATTGTTCCAGTTTTATTAACCAATGCTGTAGCAGATGATACTGCGGTTGATGCAACGTCAGCACCTGTTACGGAGTAGGTAAATGTAGTAGTAGACGGAACGCTAGCAACTGTGTATTGCCCGTTGAATACGGAACTAGATACAGCAGCAACACCTTCTACCCAGATAGAATCACCAACGGCTAAGCCGTGTACCGCAGAGGTAGTAAGTGTAGCAACACTAGATGTTTTTGCTTTGTTAGTAATTGTCCCAGCATTAACTGCTGTGGTGCAGAATACAAGTCTATTTAAATCACCAGCAAAAGCGCATGATGTAGTTCTATATCCAGTTATATCATCAACATACAAATCATTTGCGTATGCAAACCGTAATGTTTCTATTTCATTTCCTAGGTCAATACGGATAACGCCAGGATTTCCAGCAACGCCAGTAGCGCACCAGACGAATTTGTCTCGTGCGGCAAAGTCATAACACGGCTGAGTAGTCTCTACAATTAGTGGACCATAGTTAATGGAGCCGTCAGTATCTGAGACAACTGCCGCACGGATTCCCTTATTTGTCCCAATCATCATGTATCCAAGATAGTAATATATCTTGTGGATGATTTCTCCTACAGGCATCTCTGCTGATACAACAGCGGATGTAAGTGTAGGCATCGTGCCAGATGTGCTTAATGTAAATTTAAAAATAAATGATTGAATGCCGCTATAGGCAGCAACGTAAATAGATGAACCAGATGATGATATTGAAGAAAAGACTATATCGGAATCGCTATGAGTATACAAGGCTGTTGGTAGGGATGACGCTGTTGTTGGGAATTCAAAAATTTTATTATTGATAGCCATAACAATACGGTCTTTAACATATTCCATTGTACCTTTAGATACTACAAGAGAACTGCTACTAAATAGTAAGGTGGCTGAAGTGGATGAATTACCAGTCAAAGGTTTCTTATATACGGCAGTCTTATCAACACCTGAATCAAGAATGCGTGTTACCCAATAAGCATTAATACCATCATCGCAAATAGCAAACACAGGGTAGTCCGTGCCTGCTGCGTTATCTATGAAGTGAGTTTCTGTTCCGTCTACTGCAATCTTGTCAACATCATACTCATCATGTAGCAATACACCGTTAGTCCCACCCCATTGGATAGAACGCAGTTGTTGGAATGGACGTTTGTTAGATTCGATATCGCCAGTTGTGTAGTGGGAAGTGGATGTATTCTTAAGCATTGTGACTTGTCCCTTAGTCCATACATCAACACCTTTGCTATCAGTAAATCTGTGTGCTACAGTTTCACCAGCAGATGGGTCATAGAACTTAATACCTGCTCCGCCATGAAAAGAAGATTGAGAACGAATCCACCAACCAGTAAGTGATTGCTCACCTGGTTCTGAACCATTATCAAATTGGTCCTTACGAAATGGTGCTGTCTGTCGACGGTAAGGTCGAGCATCTGATATAGCATAGAAAAATGGTAGGCCACCAACAGCAATGTCATATGCCTCTGCAGTGTTCTGCCATGTAGCAGAAGACGATACAATACCTAAGTCAACCGCAATCGCCCTACTAGAACGACCTTCGGTAATATCACGACCAGCCACGTTACTCCTTAATTACTCGATTGGTTTTTTGAGTTCCAATATAAAGTGTATAAATCCATATCCCATGCAGTTGTCTTCATGTGCTTTGCAACAGCACCTGTATGTGCATACAATGGGATTTCTGCTGCAGAACATTTACGGAAGAATGATATGTCTTCGCCAATGAATTCATCGCCAACACTGTTGTCCTCAGCAAACATAAAATGTTTGTCGCCATACATAGCACGAAGTTTTTCTACTACACTTTTATGTATAAGCACTAGTCCCATACCAGCACAGTCAATTTTAATTACAGAATCTTTAGGTAGTGGGTGATGATACTTGACTGTATGCTTATCAACATTATCAAATATTACTGGCATTGGTATAGGCAAAGAACCATCTAAATCTTTAGCAATAAAGTATATGCCAGAGACCATAGGTTTATCTTTAGAATCTGCCGTATCATATAGTTTATTCCAGATGTCTGCCGTTAATACAACATCTGAATCAACCCACAATAACCAGTCAGTTTTAATGTTATCGTACCATGTGTCTAGAAGAACCTGACGCTGTCTAGCAATCTGGTTTCCTTTAACCCTAATACTATTGTTTATTAATTTTTGACTGCTAAGTCCATAGAATATTGCGGACATCAAACCTTCAGTAAATGCACCATCAGTTATTCCGTTGTCACACCAACCAATTGATACTGTTTCATTTTTTTTAATCATATAGTCCCCTTTATGTTTAATTAGTTGAGCAGTTTTAATCCATGCTCAGGGATACAGATTACGCTGTAAGTATTGCTACTTGAATCCACTCTTTGTTAATCTCAGACCATCTATAAAAATACTCATCAGTATCTTCTGGTTTAACAGTTGGGGGTTCCCATTGAAAAGTTGTATAATTTAATTTCCAAGAAGGAAATGGTTGTGGTGCAATAAACACATCAAACTCAGGGTCAAATTTATATCCAATACCTGCGTAGTTTGCACGGATATTTCCGTTGTAAGAAGTGCGTCTGCAAATTAAATCTTTAAACCAAGGGCGAGAAGCATAAAATTGTTCCCAGGCTTCGGATGTTCCACCAACTTCTGTACCATCTAAGTCAGTTTGGATTACAAATTCATCAACACCAGTAATTACTTGAACTACTATATTATCTGAATTGATAAGTGCGTAGTGTGCCATTATGCAAAACTCACATTCCCACTGCCAGCAGTGAATCGTTTATATGAATAAGAACCATCAGTTCCTGTTGAATCAGCAGTAAGTCCTGCGCCAACAGTAATTGAACCAGTAGATGTTAGCCAGCGAAGAATAACAACTCCTGAACCACCTAGACCACCGTCGAGATTTTGTGATTGACCACCACCACCGCCACCAGTATTAGCGGTTCCATTAACTGGAGCATTTGTGTCACCACGACCACCTGCTCCACCACCACCAGTACCACCAGTAGCAACTGTTCGACCATCTGAGTTATTAAGTGCTGACCCACCGCCACCGCCTGCATAAGTTACAGAAGAACCAGTTATTGAAACTGCTCTACCGTTTCCACCATTTCCTGGTTGTCCATTACCACTTGCTGCGTTCCCACCAACAGCACTTGCTCCGCCTCCTCCGCCACCTCCGTGAGGTGATGTCATAAGTGAAGTACCGCCAGCAAAACCTTGGGTCGAAATTCCAGTACCAGGTGTAGATGTTCCTGAGTTTGCGCTAGATGAGCCCCCGCCACCGCCAGAACCACCATTGCCACCATTACCGCCACCAGATACATTGTAATAACCCCCACCGCCACCTCCGCCATCAGAAGTAATTGTAGAAAATACTGAATTGCTTCCAGAACCACCTTGGTCGTTAGACCCATCTACCCAAGTAGAAGTACCACCGCCACCAACAGTTACTGTGTAGTTAGTACTTCTATTTAAAGTCAAAGCCGTTTCCAATGACCCAGTACCACCAGTAGCAGTTACAGTAGAGCGTAATCCACCTGCACCACCGCCACCTGCTTGGTGCATACCACCGCCACCACCACCAGCGACTACTAAATAATCAACAGTGACAGATGAAGTTGGTGTTGCAGAATTGCTTGCAGTTGATTCAGCACCAACACCATTATCATTAACTGCTTTTAGTTTTACAGTATAAGAAGTTCCATTAGTAAGACCGCTAATAGTTACTGGGGATGTAGTTTGCGCTGGAGAAAATGCTGTATATGAACCTGCACCGTTAAGTTGATATTGATAATTAGTTATACTTTTACCACCGTTATTTCCAGCAGTAAATGTTACTGATAAAGTTCCGCCTGCTTGAGTATCTGTTGCAGTTCCAATAGTTGGTGCTGCTGGTCTTGTAGTAGCAGTTACCGCTGTTGCATTTGCAGTATTAACAGTAGTTCCAAAATTGTTTTGTGCATTACCATAAACCGTAAAAGATGTTGCTGGTGTTAAACCAGTAAGGGTTACTGTTGTGCTAGAACTTGAGGCAAAGAACCCACCTGCTGTTGTATAAGCATTATATTGGCTAGGTGTTCCTCCACCAGAACCAGGAGTAAATACAACAGATAATGAACCACCAGAAGCAAAATCAAGAGTACCAATATCGGTTGGAGTTGCAATAGAAGGTGTTGCAGGAGGGGCAGATGCTGCTACCCATGTAGTTCCGTTAAAAATCTCAAGAATTTCTAATTGACCATTGTAATAGGTATCACCAATTACTGCACCAGCAGGGCGACCAGCAGTATTACCTGATGGGATTCCGCCCTTAGAAGGAAATTGATTAAATGCCATTATGAAATCTCCACTCCACTGATGTGAATAGACACAGCAGTTGTAGATGCAAAGCCAGTAATTACCTTAGGTGTTGCGTTGGCAGGAATAACCTGCTTCATATCAAAGCCAACTACAGAGTTAGCAGGGATAGATACTGCAGGAACAATCGTTACGCCATCAAAAGCAATGGTTGCTGTTGAGGCTGATGTTGCTGCATTAGCCAACACAATGTTTGATACAACAGTTATAGTTGTTGTAGTCGGCACCGTGTATAGGGTTGTGCTTGTTGTGGCTGCTGCTGTACGAGCAATAGCCTTGGTTGTTGTAGCCATTAGTTACTACCTTTCTTAGATTGCTTCCATAAGAAGCAGGGTTAGTTCGTCTGTAATACTTCCTGGTCCAGTAAGAACAATGTCAACAACACCTTCTAAGGTTGTTACTGTTGTTCCAGACGGAATAAGAGTTGAACCGAGAGTAGGCGCTGAGTAAGAACTTGCTGCGTTAATTGCCGTCCAACTAGAACCTGACCATACAGACATAACTCCGCCTGTAGAATTAAAGTATAAAGCACCAACAAGTAATGTGTTACCATCATTATCCAGAGTTGGAGCAGTTGTCTTTGAGCCTAAGTATCTATCGTCAAAGTTATCATAAGTTGTTGCAGCACTAGTAGCAGAGGTCTCTGCGCTGCTAGCAGAAGTAGCAGCAGATGCTGCACTTGTTGATGCTGCTGTTGCAGAGGCTGAAGCCGATGTAGCACTGGTTGCTGCTGCGGTAGCCGATGTCGCTGCTGATGCTGCAGATGTGGCTGCTGCTGATGCACTCGATGCAGATGCTGTAGCAGATGTTGCCGAAGCGGTTGCAGATGTAGCAGAGGCAGTAGCACTAGTTGCTGAAGATGTAGCAGATGTAGCAGCCGAAGTTGCACTAGTTGATGCAGAAGCAGCACTTGTTGCTGCAGCGCTAACGCTAGCAGCCATTGTGCTTGCAGATGTTGCAGCACTAGAAGCAGAGGTTGCTGCTGAGTTTGCAGAAGTTAAGGCGTCTGATGCGTAGGTAGCAATAGATGCTACAGATGCTGCGGCACTTGTTGCAGAAGCCGCTGCACTTGTTGCGCTTGTCGCTGCGCTAGATGCTGAAGTTGCTGCAGCAGTTGCACTGGTAGCGGCAGAGGTAGCAGAAGTAGCGGCATTAGTTGCACTAGTAGCAGCACTGCTTGCTGAGGTAGCAGCAGCAGTTGCTGATGTAGCGGATGCTGTTGCACTAGTAGCGGATGCCGTTGCTGAAGTAGCAGAACTTGTCGCTGAGGTAGCAGCGCTTGATGCACTAGTTTCTGCACTTGATGCTGAAGTAGCAGCGCTTGCTGCTGATGTGCTGGCAGCGGTTGCTGAACCAAGAATGCTATCTACATAGTCTTTAGGAGCAGCGGAAGATGCTGACATGCCTGCAGATGAAAGACCAGTAATAACTGGAGTTCCAGATATAGTAGGGCTTGTTAATGTTTTATTTGTAAGAGTCTGTGTGGCATCAAGAATTGTTACTGTTCCAGAAGTGTTAGGAAAAGTAATTGTTCTATCTGCGGTTGGGTCTACAACAGTAAGGGTTGTTTCAAAAGCATCATCTGTAGAGCCTTCAAATGTAATACTTGTGGCAACTCCAGGTGTTCCTGTAATAGTTGGAGAAACTAAAGTTTTGTTAGATAAAGTTTGGGTATCAGTAGTTCCCACTACGGAACTTGTTGATGCAATTCCATGAACCCCACTAGATAATTCGATATGTGTATTTGCCTCACGAAGGTCACGACCAACAACCATGTGGCGGACAGTAGCACCAGCGGAGTGAGAGGAGCCAGTCCCGTCATTTTCAACACCACGAGTAATTGTAAGTGTATTACCAGCAACCGCCGTAATATCTACAATTTCTTCAAGAGCGGTATCTGGGTCAATTACTACTGTGAATGTTTCTCCAGAAGATACTGTGATACCACCTAGAAGTTGTGTCGCTGATACAACAGTTGCTGATGTACCAGATGAGGTTAGTGAACCTGAGAGTGTCGTTTGTTGAGAACGAGAGGAGTATTTGCGTGTTGTCATTTAGTTCCCTATCGGCTGTAGTGGACGCGGATTGGATATTGATTTTGCTGGCGAGACGTTTCTTCTTTCAAGCGTTGTGTATACAAAGCATACAGTTGCTTGGTAGCAGTATTCGACGCACCAAATGGACGCTTGCTATCTGTCTCGTCTGCCTGTGGGCTGATTTGAGCAGCGCGAGCAGGGTCTAGATATGTTAGCAAACGATATGCGGCCCCAAGGATTATAACATCCTTACATGATTCTGGTAAACCAGTTTGTGTAACAAAGTCTTGTGAGTTAGAAGTAAAGGCTTCTGCGTCTGTAGCATAGATTACTTTAACTTTTCTTCCAGGTGTAATATAATCACCAATAGTAATTGTTTGTGCATTAGCGGCAAAAGCAGTGGAGTCTGCTTTAGAATCCCAAGACCATCTGCGTACTGGAATCCATTCTTCAGATGGACCAACGGATTGCCACATGATGCTTAGGACATTTGAAATAACATATCCATCATAAATATTATAGGTTGTAACTGGTGCTTCATAGGTAAATGTCATGCTTTTAACAGCAAACATAGAAGAACCAGTAGAACGAATTGTATCGTTGATTGCTTTCTTAACTGAGTTGCGTGGGAATACTGGAGAGATAGTTACCTTTGAATCAGCCGCTGCAGTAGATGCAGTTGTGCCTAGATAGCCACGACCATATGGAGATATAGTAGCCGTGTTTGAAACACGGTCAAATGTATCAACCCACATTAATTCTTCACCAATTTCAATTATACCTTTACCAAGGTTTTCAGAAGAACCTAGGCTAAGAACTGTTGGAGAGTTTGATGTAGATACGGTGGATGTTACAGCAGTTCTAAGATATGTGCTTCGCTCTTGTTGATAGGTATAACCAGCAAGGTTAATTAGAACCTCATCAATGAGATTAGATAATGTAGTTGTCATTAGGCGTCTATGCTCCGTAATGCAGCAGGTGCTGCTAGTCCAGTGGTTCCAGCAAGTTCATTACAGATACCATCAATGTCTTTAAATTTATCCCTAGTGCGTCCTGCTTCTGCTTTGATATTAAGAGCACCTACGGTTGCAAGTCCAGTAGTGCTAGCATAAACGTTAGCAGCACCCTGCTCATCTAATCCTGTTGTACCAGCAAGACGGTTAAGTTCTGCTGCCAGGCTACTACCTGCTTTACCAAGTGCCATTATGTATCCTATCTAGGTGTAATGATTTTCTTATCAGGGGTGATAAGTTTTGATTTAGCCTCTTGTTTAGGCTGACCAAAGAATGCTTTGTAATAATGTTCATCAAATGAGAACCGCTTCATATGTGGCGCAGTTGCTCCTGTTTGGCAGTATAGTGGAACTTCGGCCTTATCGCATAGAGCAAAGAAAAATATATCTTCACCTATAAACTTAGAGCCTCTACCCATTTCCATGAATAGTTGTCCCTCAGGTGATACTTCTCGAACCTTAGGAACTATACTGCGATGCATTAGAATGAATCCCATTCCTGCTGCATCTACCTTAATCAGTTCATTAACTGGTAGTGGATGTACTCTGGATAATCCAAAGCCACCTTCTCCGTCATTAACAAAACTAAATACTGTAGGCATAGGAATCATTAAGGGTTCTTCTGGATTATCTGTAGTAAAGTATACTCCAGTAATCATAGGACGCTTTTCAGCATCTCTATTATCCCATAATAATTTAAACTTTTCTGGACTAATTACTACATCTGAGTCTACCCATAGTAGCCATTCGTAATCAGTCTTATCATACCAGTAATCAATTACTGTTTGTCGTTGTCTAGCAATTTGATTGCCTTGACTTCTTAAAGATGTAGCAAATTCTACGCCAGACTTTAACATAACATCTGTTACGCCTTGCATAAACTTGCCATCTACCATTCCATTATCGCACCATACTAGTGCAATAGAATCTTTTTTGCTCATAGTCCCCTGTGTCCCTATCTGTACTTTGCTGCTTTTTTTGCTATTGATTTAGGTTGTTTAACAAACTGTTTACCTTTAGCATTACCTGTAGCCTTGGCTTTATTAGTAGCGGCTTTCTCAGCAGGGCTTAGTGCTGCCCATGCTTTCTCAGGTAAATATCTTTTTTTCCCCTTAGATGGCTTACCATCAGAGGTTGTCCACTTTTGCTTAGTCCAGTCTTTTAAAGACTTTTGAGATTTGGCTAGTGCCATTATCTATAACCTCCGCCAGCCTTTTTGTATTGAACAGCAAGTAGTTGTGCTTTACGGGCTGACCATTCTCCAGGGTCTCCACCCTTAGAACCAGCCTTAATCTTCTTAAACAACTTAGCCCTCATCTCAGGCTTAGTGTAATTGCCAGCAGCATTAACTTTAGACTTAGTCTTTTTCTTTGCTACCATTTTACTTTATCCGCCCAATATGCTGCAGACATTTTACCTTTAGCAATATTCTTTCTATGACGTGCTTTAAAAGATTTTTGTCTTGCTGTAGGTTGTCTGTCTCCAGTAACACCTTGCTGACCAAATCGAATTGTCTTTACTTGACTTCCTTCTTTGGCTACAACTACGTGTGATTTAGTAGGATGTTTAGGAGTACGCTTTGGTTTATTAAAACCAGACACTCCTGCTCTAGCGAGCCTTGAGTCCTTTTTGTTTTCCATGCTCCCCATACTTTCCTAAGATTGACCTAATGGTTCCGTTCTTGTTCAACCGAACCACTAGACCATTCTTAATTTGAACTGGATTAAAACCATCGTGGCGCTTATGACTACCACTAGATGACATTACTTCTTCTTACCCATTTTCTTCATAACCATTTTCTTAGAAGCAGCCTTCTTCGCCGCTTTCTTGGCCATAGCCTTACCTTTTGGAGTGTAAGGGAATTCCATTTTTCCTACTTTTGGCATTATACTTGTCCTATCTCTTTCATTACGGCTGCGGCTTTGGGTGTGATATCTTTCGTTTTAGGCATAGTGTCCGCATTATACGCTTTGCCTAAAATCTCTGATGCTTTATGCGCATCTTCTACATGACGCATAGTTGTCCCTGCTGGTTGTATACCTTGTGCTCTTGCATCTCGATAAGCCTGAAGTTCTGCATTCCATTTTTTATCTGGAATATCTCTTTTAGCATCTCCTGCATTTACTTGTAAATTCATTACCTTGCATCCGAAACATCCTTCAACTTCTGTTGGATGGTCTTGCCAGTGATATGCCATACTCGTCCCTTACGCTGC